TTTCTCGAACCCAGAATCCAGCACGGATTTACGGCAGTCGGACCGTCCGCAAGGGGATCAGCACCCCGTGAACGCCCAACCCGGACGGGTTAGGGGTTGCGCCGAGAAGGACGCGACGGACGGGAGGACTAGTGCGACCGACGGGCCCAGATCGGACAACAGCGGCAAAAAACCCCTAAGTGCCGACGGAATCACGGGTTACGACGACGGCCCGTCGCACCCATGTTCCGATAATCAGACCCTACCGAATGCGGAATCCGAACCAATTGCCTAGAACCTAGACAGAAACGGCGGGATGTTAGGGTAGCGTTAGGGTGCCGTAAAGTGTCGAATTGCGCTAAACCCTTGTGGTTGTTGAAGTTACGACTTTGGCCACACTGTTTTACTTGGGCTGCGTGCGCGCGTGCAAGATCCGGGCCCAAAACCGACCCTGCAAAATGCGTGCCAACTTTCGATTGGCACGGGGTTTGCTCGTGCGCGCATGTGCGTGCGCCCGTGCGTGCGTGCGTGCGTGCGCCCGTGCGCGCCCGCGCGTGTGCGCCCGCGTGTGCGCGCGCGCGCGCGTGCCCGAGCAGGTGGTCGGGCCCCCCCGGCGAAGTTGTAAGAGTTAGGTACCCCCACTGCCAGAGCCCGAAGGCCAAGCGCCTGTGCCCCGAAGTGGCCGTGGGCAGCCAGGGGCGGGGGCACGACGGTGACCCGCCGGTGGTCGCCGGTGGTCCGCCGGTGATAAAGGGGGGTCCAATCACCGGAGCGTAACCCCAAGCGCCACAAGGCTTTAGCCCCCTGTGCCTTCCACGAACGGTGATAACGGTGATAACTCTGGGGAAGTCTGTAGATTTGAAGGCACCGCCTCACGCTCAGTAGGGTGCGGGTCCGAAAACTACCACCGCTATCACCGTTATCACCGGAGCCTGGCCGCCCCCAGCCTCAGGGGTGCGCTTGCGACCCGGGGGATTTTCAAGGACGGCCCTCGACTGGCGCTCAGGAGCGGGTACTATTATGGGCAGGAGGCAGGATGACCGAAGCTGAGATCAGCAAGCAAGCGCGCCGCAACTGCGCCAGGCTGCAGAAGATGCTGCGCCTGGGCGACTGGCGGGTCGAGGTGCACACCGCGCAGCTCGACTCAGACTTCGGCCAATGCGTGCTGATGCCCGAGTACCGAACCGCCCGCATCACCGTGAGCAGCTCGCTGCACCGCACCCCCGACCAGCTGCTGGCCACCTGCGTCCACGAGATGCTGCACCTCAGCCTCGGGGCGCTGGAGGGCTTCGAGTCGATCCTGACGGTGGCCTTGAGGGACGAGGATGCCCTGAGGCGCACGCTGCAGGTGGCCCTGGTGCAGGCAGTCGAGGCGAGCGTAACGGCGCTGGAGGGGCCCCTGGCGGCCCTGTATAAGGAGCTGTGGAGTGAGTGAGAAAGACGCCGAGGAGCGCGGGCTGGAGTATCGGCACTGGCTGATGGGGGAGGTGGACCGGCTAATGGCGGGCCCCGAGAAGCCCCACCTGTTCGATGTGCTGGCCAAGCTGCGGGTGCCCCGCGCCAACTTCCTAGCGAACAGCGGCCACCCCGTCATCGCGAAGTGGCTGGCCGACAGCAGGGACCGAGTTCTTCTGAACCCCGTGCCTGGCGGGCTGCCCGACCTTGAGGCGATCAAGACCAACACGGTCATGGGCCTCAGCCTCGCTGGGTTGGACTACAAGCTGGAGCAGATGGTGGCGCAGGCCGACCCAACCACCCCCGACGGGCAGCAGCTCATCCTGAAGCTGGCCGACCTGCGGAGCAAGCACCTGCCCAAGACGACCAAGGTCGAGACTGACAAGGGCCCCAAGCAGGAGGAGATCGCCGCCGAGCTGAACAAGCTGCGGGCGCGGCGGCAGGCCCTGCTCGACAAACAGGCGGACGCCGCCCGGGAGAACGACACCGATGTGGAATAACGGAGAGCCCGACCCCACCCCCCGCCAGCCGTGGTACGGGAGCGGCGCCCACGACGGCGGGCTCGTAACCCTGGATAGCTGGGCTGCCCATTTCTGGGATGGCAAGTGCCGCAAGTGCGGGCGGGAGCGCCCCGTGGAGCGCAGCGCCCGTGCCGAGGCGTGGTTCTTCGGAATGGACGCCACGGGGAACTGGGCCGCCGAGTGCTTCGGCTGCATTCCCCTTGAGGACATGCTGGGGGCGTGGCATGAGTGACGAGGCGCTTCGCCGCGAGCTGGAGAAGGAGCGCGCCCTGCTTGAGGAGCTGGAGCGCGACATCCTCATGCAGTACCAATGGAGCCCGGCGGTCAAGCGGTTTATGAACGACGAATCGCGCTTCAAGCTCCTGAGCGGCGGCAACCAGATTGGGAAGACGACCATCATTTGCGCGCTCACCGCCATGCACCTCGAGGGGCGCTACCCCGGCTGGTACAAGGGCCGCAGGTTCGACGCACCCGTGCGCTGGGCCGTGGCCGGGCCGACCGGGGTCGCCACCCGCGACAACATCACGGACGACCTGCTGGGCCCGCGCGAGAACCGGGGGTCCGGGTTCCTGACCGGCGCCAACATCGTGGACATCAAGTACACGACCGGCGACCTCATCGACTACTTCACTGTCCGGCACGCGAGCGGCGGCACAAGCCGGTGCAAGGTCTTCAGTTACGACCAGGGCGCCCGCCGCCTGCAGGGCCGCACCCTCGAAGGCGTCACCATTGACGAAGCGCCCAAGGTGACCGTGGTCGAGGAGCTGCAGCAGCGCCTCAACGCGACCCGGGGGGAGATGATCGGGGCGCTGTCGCCGAAGGAGGACGATGCGATTGACCTCATCGACTTCTGGCAGGAGGGCGCCCCGCTCAAGGCGCTCCATTACTACACCATCGACGATGCCCTGTGGATGCCCGCCGAGCAGCGCGCCGAGATCATCGCGCTCAACGAGAACAATCCCCTGCGGGACGCCACCCTCTTCGGCAAGCCCCTCGGCGCCCGGGGGTCGGTGTTCACCTGCCCGGTCGAGGACTTCGAGTACGCGCCCCGCCGCCTCGACGCCAAGGAGGCGATCATCGGGATCGACCTGCCGCACAGCACCGGCTACTTCAGCGCCGTGCTGCTGGTCCGCGAGGGGGATGTGTGGTACGCCGCGAGGGAGTACCAGTCCAAGGGGCTGACCATCGCCGAGCACGCCCACGCCGTCCGGGAGATGGGCGGGGACAAGATCCCCGTCAGCTGGCCGCACGACGGCGGGCGCGTCACCGGGGACGGCTACACCATCGCCGAGGACCTGCGGGCCCGGGGGCTGCAGCTGCTGCCGAAGCACGCCCACATGCTGGGGGTGGACGGCAAGGAGCACCGGAGCGTCGTCGCCATCGTGGACATCTGCAACGACATGCTCCACGCGGGCACCCTGAAGATCAGCAAGGACTGCCCGGCCCTCAGCAACCAGCTCGCCCGGTATCGCTGGCAGAAGGGCAAGGTGGGAATCAAACCGCCGCGCCAGGACGACCACGCGGTTGACGGGCTGCTGAAAGCGCTTATGATGAAAGACTACGCCGCCCACCCCGGGAAGCTCAACCAGAGCATCTCGCCCGGGGAGAGCCAGATTGCGCAGTACCTTAGCCGGGGCTACAACCCCTTGGGCGGTAGATTTGGAACTCGACCCTTGCGCGGGGGCCGGAGGTGAGCTATAACAAGAGGAGAGTGCGGATGGGCAGCGGCTCTCAAGTGTTGCGATCAAAGGTCGCTCGCCCGCCGCACGATGCGAAAGGACAGGGATGAACCTGCAACAAGCTAAGGCGCTGGCCGACAGGCTGGTGACCAACCGGGGCCCCTACGAGGGCCTCATCGAAGATGTGCAAGAGCTGACCATGCCGTGGCGCGGCGATGTCACCGGCGACTGGGGCCCGGCCACCGAGCGCCAGAACCCGTGCTTCGACCCCGTCGGCGTCGTGAGCCTGCACATGCTGGCCTCGTACTTGCAGGGCAGCATCTTCTCCAACAACACCGACTGGCTGCGGCTCGACGACCCGACCGGGTCCACCCCGCAGGCCGAGCTGGATGGCGCCGCTATTGAAGTCCTTGCGGCGCTTGACGACTCGAACTTCTACACGGCTGCCGGGCAAGTCCTCCGGGACATGGCAGCCATCGGGAATGCTACGCTGCTGGTAGAGCCGCGACCTGACCGCCTCCAACCGGACGGGTCCACCTTCGGGGGGCTCGACTTCGAGGCCGTGCCGTTCGCCTCCGTCTACCGCAAGCTGGACCGCATGGGGCGGCCACTGGCGATCCTGCGCAAGTTCGAGTTGTGGCCTGAAGAGGCGCTAGAGTTCTTTGGCCACGATGTCTGCTCGCACGACGACGAAGGCAAAGTCAAGCTCTGCAACCTCATCAAGCGCGACGGCGCGGCCTACACCTCGTACTGGTGGGCGCAGGGCGGCGAGGACTACGCCACCCCGCCCGTCGAGCTGGACTACTGCCCGTACATCTGCGGCATGTGGGACCAGACGGACGGCCACGACTACGGCTACGGCATCGGGCACCAAGTTCGCCCGGCGCTCGCGGGGCTGCAGGAGCTGGCGCGGGAGACCATCCAGGCGGTGGGCCGCGACCTGAACCCGCTGCTCATGGCCGAGTCGGACAGCTTCGCCGATCTCGATGTCGGCCAGAACGGCATCGTCACCGTCAAGCGCGGGATCGCGATGCGCCCGGAGTTCCTGCGCTCCGAGTCGAACTTCGCGGCGGCTGACCAGATCCGGCGGCAGGATGTCGAGTCCGTCCGGCAGGCGTTCTTCATCGACGCGCTGATGGGGCCCGAGACGCAGGAGCGGAGCGCCGAGGCCACCCGCGCCAGGCAGGCCACCCTCGCGACCCGCATGGCTGGCCCGGCCCAGCGCATCAGCCTCTACCTGAGCGATGTCGTCGCCAGCGTCATGGGCGCCATCGCTCGCCGGGGCGGCCTCGGTGGGATCAGCGGCCCGGTGCGCCCGGTGTTTGTCAGCCCGTTCTTCGCGAACGCCAAGATGAGCGCCGTTGACCGCGTGAACACCTTCGTCTCTCAGCAGGCCCAGATCGCAGCGCTCCTCCAGAACCCGGAGCTGCTCGACGCCGTGGACATGGACGCCGTGGCCGCCACCGTGGCCGAACTCAGCGACATCCCCCACGGCATCCTCCGCGCCCCCGAGGCCATGGCGGCGATGAAGGAGAAGCGCGCAGCCGAGGCCGCCGACGCCCGGATCAACGCCGCCGCGCAGGCGGGCACCCTCCAGCAGCCCGGCCTTGAGGCGCAGATCGACCTCGGGCGCAATCTTCCGGGGGTGGGCTAATGAACGAGAAGAACCGCCAGCTCGGCCTGGCGCTTGACTCTGACGAAGTGCTCCTTGTGGAGCAGTGGCTGGCTGAGGTGCTGGCCGAGGGGGCGACGCTGCCCCCGACCGACGAGGCGGGCCGGGTGGACCCGGCTGCCCTCACCTTCCGCGCGGGCCAGCTGTCCGTGCTCAACAAGCTGCGTGGGATGCGCGCAGCGCTGCGTCCGAAAGGGTAACGCATGTCCACTCCCGAGAACGAGACGCCCGGGTTCGCCGGGGACGATAGGTTCGGCGGTGACGCCGACAAACTGTATGCCAGCTACCGCGAGCTGGAGAAGAAGCTGGGGTCCGCCCTCCCGGCGCCCACCAGCGACGACGGGCTCGAAGCCCTGTTCAAGCGCCTCGGTGCGCCCGACAGCCCGGACGGGTACGAGACCCCGGCTGGCGTGGACCCGACCCTCGCGGACGAGCTGCGCTCCTTTGCGGCGGGCGCTCGCCTGACGCCAGCCCAGTTCGCCAAGATGGCCGAGTCGATGCAGTCCACCCGGGCCGCCGAGTTTGCCGCCAAGACTGAGGCGACCACCAACGCCCAGAGCGCCGTCGAGGCTGAGTACGGCGCGGCGTTCCCCGAGGCCGCCGCCCGGGCCAAGACCGCGTTCGAGGCGCTTCCCGAGGACCAGCGCGCCGCCGTCGACCCGACCGACCCGGCCACCTTCCGTCTGCTGGAGAAGCTCGGGGCCAAGGTCGGGCCCGCCGGGGTCGCCCCGCTGAGCGCCGCCCCGCCCGCCAGCTTCGACCCGGAGGCCGTGGCCGAGGAGGGCCGCAAGATCATGGCGTCCGCCGCGTTCGGGGACCGCTTCCACCCGGAGCACCAGATCGCCAAGGACGAGTATACCAAGCGGATTATGCAGCTGCTGGAGAAGGGCTACGAGGGCGTCTACGACCCCCGGCTCACCCAGCGGCGCAGCCCGTGGTAACCTAGCCCCCTGTCACCGCCCGTCCCCCTGGCCCGTCTTGGGTGGGGGGCGGGCTTTTTTTTATGGACGGGCTTCGACTGGGCCGGGCGGCGTGGTACTATTCGGTCGTGGGCAACCCTCGGAGCGGGCCCACCTTGCGCTCCCGCCACCCCGGCGTCACGGGTAGACGGGCCCCTTTCGGGAGAACCCATCGTCAAACTTCGGCGCCCCCGCGCTGTTGCGGCGGCCCAACCCAACACCCGGTTCTCCCTGAAAGGAAACCAACATGGCTGCTCCTTACGGCGGCACTTGGCCGTTCAGTTCCACCGACACCGATCCGGTTACGAATATCGGTACGGCGAACTACCTCAACTTCTTCAAGGTCGCCTACTCCGACACCATCCGTCTCAAGTCCCAACGCCTTGAGTCCCAGCTCGCCAATGTCTTTGAGCGCGAGACCCTCCGGGGCAACCCGCTCGTCCTCCACCAGGTCAAGAAGGTCGAGGAGGGCTTCGAGGACTACGGGGACGCGGACGCCGCGACGCCGGACTCCAAGCTCAACAAGAACTCGGGCCGGGCGCAGAAGCTCTCCTACGGCGTTGTGCCGACCGAGACCCGCGAGGTCAGCCCGACCTTCTGGGACTTCGCCCAGCTCTTCGACCCCCGGGATGAGATGGCGCTCATGCGCGCCGTCGCGCCGGACAGCAACTTCCAGCGCGCCGTGATGGGTGCGTTCAACCGCAAGGTCGACAAGGTCATCGTCGCCGCCATCGACGCCAACTGCACGGTTGACGGCTCGTCCGTCACCTTTGCTGCCGACGGGGGCACCACCCTCGGCGTGGACAGCGAGGACCCGACCACCACCACCGGCGCCACCCCGGGCACCACGGTTGACATCAACCGCGTCGGCCTGAGCACCACCAAGCTGCTCAACGCCCGCAAGGAGCTGGAGCTCAACGACTCCATCATGCCGGGTGAGCGCCTCGTCTGCATCCTCTCCCCGCGTCAGCACCACATCCTCCTCGCGAACGACGCGAAGATCCAGAACTTCGACTACAACGCCTCGAACCCGCTCGGTGCGGGCGCGATCAGCGAGTGGCTCGGCATGGACTTCATCGTGACGACCGCCGTGGAGGAGATCGACGCTGCCAACAAGGGAGCTTCTATCGACACCAACCCGTTCACGATCAACGCGGGCGACACGGGTGCCGGTGCCACTGGTGAGTATGTCTACATCGTGACCCGGGACTCCGTCCTCGTCGGTCTCGATGAAGTCAGCGTGAAGATGGACATCATCCCCCACTTCCGCCACTCGCTGCAGGTCGCTCACTACTCC